AAACATCCCGAACGAATAATCCGCCAACTTCTTTCCCACACGCTCATGGAACACGTCATCATCATCGGTGCAGGCTGCGCCGGCTACCGTAACGCCGCTGACGATCTGCTAAAAATCCGCAGAGAGTTGAGAAATTTGCAATTCGCCGGCAGTCAGTCGGCAACGGCATTGCAAGCCCGCTGAAGGTCAGCTGCGGCGGTCACCAGAATCTTCATCATTGCCGCCATTTGGCGAGGGCGATCTTTCCACCCACCTTCGGGGCGATTGCCAACGGTCAGCACGTCGAAGCGCTGCACGGCCTCGTCCGGATCTGCTCCGAGAGGGAAGGCGGACCATCCGCCGCCGGTTAGTTGAAATGGCACTTCCGCCCAGGTGCCGAACTGCTTGGCTGCGTGCCAGACGGTGAGATCCTCGGGTGCGTCTGTCGTCAGCTCTGAGGCCTCCAGATGCTTGGCCGCTGCCTCTGCGGTCTCGCGGCTCAGGCAATAGGCGAGGCCGTAGGCACCCGGCCTGCCAGCGGTCCATGTGAGCCCCACCGCTCCGCTTGGAAGGTGCTGTGTGAAGACCTGCCGGCGAACGATCAGCGTGTCGTCATCCAGCTTGATCGCATGGGTGCTGCCGTGGCGATTGCACGCCCTCGCCAGCTCCCGGCAGATGCCCGCCGCGCAGTCGGTTCCGTTGAGGTTTCCGCGCCTGGGAAATGCGGTCGTTCTGACCTCCACTCCCTCGCCCGCCAGCCACCCGAGGACGTGCGGCGGAAGCGGGTCGGCGATGTCCTGACACACCACAGGCACCAGTCCCGCAAGCAGCGCCCCACGGACCGCCCACGGCAGCCTAAGCGCCGCGCCGGAGTAAGTGAAAATGCAGGCCGGAATCATGGCGTCCACACCGCTCTGACCCGGCCAAACTGCTTCAGCACGTTCGTGCGGATGCCGTCCTCATTGACATAGATACCCGAAAAGGACGCCTGCCCCACGCTGTTGACGAGATCCCCGAAACTGTTCTCGACCAGGTAGGGGGTCCACTCGACTCGGTGCGCAACATTGTAGTCGGTTGAGGACTCCACGTTGGGGATTTCGATCTCGTATCCGCCCTGGAAAACGATGGCCACGTCCGTCCATCCGAGATCCTCAAGATCCGCTATCAGCTGCGCCTCATCACCGGGAATCGCGTAGGGGAAATTCGGCAAGTCCTGCTCCGTGTTGTCGATCAGAATTCGGTTCACAGGAGAGGCTGGAAGCGGTGCCGCGTAGTCGGTGACCGTGACCCAATAAGCACCGGCAGAGAGGTCCGTCACCGTCGCGCCGGTGAACCCCTCAGCGATCAGATCCGCCTGCAAAGTGGCGGCATCAGCTGGCATGTCGTAGGGGTAGTTCGGCAGCGTCAATTCCACGTCCGCGATCGTGATGGAAGTGAGCGGATTCGACCGGGGATCAGGCCTCGGTCTGGAGAGCGTCAGTTGCCCCGTTTTGGTCACCGATCCGACCAGCATTGGCGAGCGTGCCTTGTAGAGCCAAGTGCCGTCCATCTGGTCCTCGGGAGCGGCCACGTTCAGGAAATCCGGGGTCCATGTTTCCAGGTCTTCAGAGCGCTCCACCACGAAGGTCAGACGGCTGTCTTCTGGGTGCGTGAAACCATCCTCCACGCTGCCTGTCATTTCCTCATCCATCAGCCAATGGAGCTCGAAAAACTTGTTCTCCGTGTCATCAATGCGGACCGAAAGGCCCTCCCCAATGTCCTCATCGAAAGTGCCCCTGCGATAGTAAAGGAGCTGGGTTCCTTGCAGCAGGAAATCCACCCGGTCAGATCCGAGCCGGACGTCATCAACGAGAGTGCTTCCCTGATGGAGAATCATGGCCCTGTGATCGCGTAAAGTGTGTCTGGATCAGGCGGCGAGAGCGCCTCAAAATCCGCCAGCCCGATCTGGACGATTGAGCTACCGCCGCCGCCTCCAGCCCACAGGATTGCCCCCTCCTGCACCTGGTCGATGCCTCCCGCACCGTCCGAGTAGGCAATCGGCACGTAGTAAATCGGGTCAGCATTCGTGGGCATCGCAGTCGTGAAGAATGGCCCCTCCACCGTGCTCGGCTCACCCGGCGCGGACTCGGTCACTTTCAGGTAGATCCAGCCCTCGATTGGAGAGGCCACAGAGCGGTTGATCAGGATCGTGAAATCCGCGCCTGAGTCTCCCCAGGTGGCAGCTCCATAGACGGTCGAAGCATAGACTCCTGTGGGGTCGGAAAGCAGGTCGCCGGCGGCCCGCTCAGCCACGTCATCGGTGCCATCGCTGATCAGGGCAGAACCGTCCCCTGCGATGGTGAGCGTCCAGCCTGTGAGGACGTCCCCTTCGTAGGCCTGAGTGGTCGTTGCGGTCAGTGTGTCCGGATCGATCAAGGAGGTGGTCGCCTCCAGCATTGCTCCGGGAATCGGCGCTCCGCCTTCCCAGTCCGTCGTCACGGTGAAAGGGTCGCCGCCGTTGTATTCATCTTCTCCGTAGGTGGTGGACGTGAAAGTGCCCACAGGTGCCGTTGTGAAGCTCGCCGCCGGTGCGGTCGCCACGTCATTCGTGCCATCGTTGATCACCGCTGAGCCGTCGCCCTCGTCGAAGATCACCTTCAGGTCCGAGTTGAAAAGCCCGCTCCATTCGCCGTCGATTCCGGGCCGCAGGAATCCCGGTGGAAGGTCAGAGCCATCCACGTCCGCGATCACCAGATTGCGGCCGCTACCACCCACGAAAATCGAGCCCGGTTGAGGCGTCCATGTCGCGCCGAATTCACCATTGGAAAGCAACGTCGCCCCCGGCCCGCCGATCTGGATTTGCACCCCTGCGCGGGTCGCCAGTAGCCAGCCAGATGACATCACCAGATCCCCGTCACGCGTTTGGTAAACCGAGAACATTTTCCCCGATCCCCCGGCACCCACAAAGGCACCGGCTTCGGCCACGGTCGTTGATGGAGTCAGAGGCATGGGTTCAGAGATAAATCACGTTGTTCGACCCACGGCTGCGGATACGGTCCATGAAGTTCTGGTAGGACGAAAAGCGCGGCGGCGCTCCGAGGGTCAGCGTCGTGGTGCCGCTGTCCAGATCCAGCGTCTCCCCACGCACGCAGGCCAGCATCGTCTCATATTCTGTCCGATGGCCGGTCACGTTCACCACGGATCCCCGGTAGCGGGTGGCACCGGGCAGAGCGGAGCGGAAGGAGATCGTGCCGGTGTAAACATCGAAGCCGTTGCTCTCCTGCATGCCGCTGGCAAACCCTGCCGGCGGGTTCAGATAGGTGTAGTCCTGCGGACGATAGATCGTCGTCACCGTGGGCGCGCTGGTGTTGATTAGGTAGCCGCTGACCTCGACGTCCTTGCGATAGAAAGTGACGGAGGAATTCTTGGTTGAGGTGCCCACCGAGCCGATGACCACCGTGCCCGCACTGACCTGTTCGAGAGTCCAGTTGATTTCAGCCAGCCATGCAGGCTTAGGGCGCAACACCACAGATCCGTTCGCCAGTTCAGCGACCTGGAAGAGGTAATACAAAGAGACCTTCACCTTAACCTCTTCCACCGTGTATTGGGTTGCCCACTCTGGCGGTTTTTCGGAAAGCACCAGCGTTTTTCCGGTCAGTGTCGATGCTGTGCCGTCCGGCTTGGTGAAGCTCGGAGCGCCCATGCCGTTCAGCACAGTGACGCTCTGGCCAGATGTCCCCACGGGGAGAGTGCTTCCAACAGTAGTGAGCAGAGTCAGCGGCAACTGCCCATATTTCTTGAGCACCGCCGAAAGCTCCGGCGTCTTCGCGATCAGCCAGGAAAGGAAGGGCGAGCCGGAAGTCGTCGCCGTCTGGAGCGGGAAGTTGTCGAAGTAGTTTTTCGGCAGGTAGGTGTCCAGTTCCTCGCCTGCCACTGGATGCACCTGCCGCGTGCCGGTGGTGCCGAGCCCGCCGCCGATCTGGTAGACGCTCGTGGCATTCGGGTTCGTGGTCCAGGCCGTGGAAACGGTCGCCACCTTCGTGGTGCCGTTGTAGCTGCTGATCCTCCGGGTCTGACCGCTGCCGGTGCCGCTGGTGATCAGGATCGTCGCACCGACATAGCTGCCATTGTTCGTGCTGGCTCCGCTGCGCAGGGTGATCGTCGTGGAGGCCCCGGCCTGCGCCGTGCCGGCATCTCCGGATTCCTGCCGGGTCCAGATCGCTCCACCATCGGTTGCCCTGGTCACACCCACCACTGCGAGGTGGTCGATCTTGAAGCGGATCTCCCTTTTCAGCCGGATCTTCGTGTTTCCACCGGCTGCGATGGTCCGAACCGTCGCGCTGCTGCGCCGTGCCGTGTTGTAGGTCGGAGTCGTCGGACTGTGATCCACCCAGGCCATCACGTCCGGAGTCAGTCGGATGATCTCCGCCGCGGCTTGTGCGCAGGTCATCTGCTTGAGGGTGATCTCGGGGGCCGAGAAGGTCGCCGCCAGAGATCCCACCGCAATGTCGATTCCCTTATCCGCGCTGCGCTCGATCACCGTTTCCAACGAGGTCGTCAGCGACTGGCTCTCGAAGGCGTAGGAAGGCCGCTCGGCACTTGTCGATGCCGTGTCCGTCTGCTCGCTCGTAAAGGGCTCCATCTCCATGTCCCACACCACATCCTCCACCGTGATATCGACGGTGAAATCATCCTGCTCACACACCGTGCAACGGCCCTGAAAGAACCTTGCACCGCTCCGGAAAACGGAAACTTTCTGACCCTCTTCCGGGTAGAGTTCGGCCCCGCCCGCGCCGAGGCCCGCCAGCATGATCGAGAACCGCAGGCTGCTCGGAGACAGGTCGGAATGGTCGATGGTGACGCCGTAGGCATTCAGCTCGGCGAAAGTCCGGGAGGTGGCGTTCAGCCGTTTTCCAGCCTCTCCCACGATGGTCCATTGAGGGGAAATGCTCATGGGGTTCCTGCTCCTCGGTTCGCTGCTTGCCGCTTGAGATTCGCCACCTCACGCTCCAGTTGAGCCGTCCGGGTGACAGTCGTGTTGGACGCCTCGATCACGCCAGTGAGCAACGACTGGAGCTGCTGAACATCGCCCCTGTAGGTGCCGATGAGCTGCTGCACTAGGCCCGGCACTTTCTTGAGTTCATCGGAAGTAAGGCCATCCGCCAGCAGAGTTTGGATCTGCTTCGCGGCACCGTCCACAACGCCGACCTGTTCCTTGGCAAGATCCACTGCCGAGGTGAGTTGGCCGGCGATGGCAGAGGTGGCGGTCTGGATGCCCACCGCCGTGTCCGCAGCCGCCTGCACACCCTGCTGCTGCATGATGGTCTCCACGTTCTGCGCACTCGCGGCCTCCTGCCGTTCCAGTGCCTGGGCGGCTCCTGCGATCACATCGTCGTAGCGCGAGAGCGTCGTCACGAGCTTATCGGCGGCACTGCTGAAATTGTTGGCCTTTACCGCCGCCGCATTGAGGTCGTTCTCCACGTTCTGGAGTTGACCTTCTGCTTGCTCCGCCGCTGCGGTCTTTTGACCTGGCAGCACTCCACCCATCGCCAGCGCCTCACCGAGACCCACCCTCTGCTTCGATGTCTCTTCCAGCAGATCGCGCTTCTGCCGCAGCTTCTCCACCTCGGTCTGCAAGGCCTTCGCATTGAGTTGAGCCAGGGCGAGTGCCTGCTCTTTCGTGTCACGGTCGATCTCGGCGGTCTTGAGCGCATTGGCTGCGGCCTCCACCTTCTTGTTTTCCGCTGCGATGGCTTCCTCCGCCGCGATCTTCCGTGCGGCCGCACTGGCCCGCTCGGTTTCCGCGATGGACTCCAGAGCGGTGGTTTGCCGACCGAGGATCTGGTTGAGCTGTTCCGTGACAGTGGCGATGGTCTTGAGCTGCTCTTCACGGGCTTTCGCCGCTTTTGACGTAGCCTCGTCACCAGCCGTGTCAGGAGTCAGTGCCAGCTTTGCTTTCTTCGCTTGGTCTTCCAGGGCTCCCTTCTGTTTTTCCAGCACGTTGAGAACCCCGTTGGCCGCGTTGGTCAGCACATCCTCGGAGGTTTCCTTGAGAGTCGCCGCGCCATCGCTGGCCTTGCCGAACATGGAGATCAGCTGGCTGATGGCCAGCACAGCGATGGAAACCCCGCCGGCCAGTCCAGCGGTGCCACCCAGCCCGATCACCAGCCCTGGAATGTTGTTGAGGATTCCCCGGATTCCATACTGCACGTCGTCGGCGGCATAGGCCACCTGAAGGAGTCCATCGGCCCCCATTTTCGACTTCCTGCCGACAGCCTCCACTCCTGTGCCCAGCTCCTCTGCCGTGTTTTTGGTGCGGGTCTGCGCGGCATCCAGATCATAGAAGGCGATCTCGTTCACCCGCGCCTTGTCAGCGGAATCCGACAGTGACCGCTCCAGCAGGTCGCGGCTGACTTTGCCTTCGGCGGTGGTCTTGTTGAGCTTCTGCGTGGCATTCACCACGTCATTGATCGCATCTGCCGTCTGCTTCGCGCCGGAGCCCTCGGAGGTGGTCTTGAACTTGACCGTGTATTGAAGTTCTTCAGCCATCGGGGGAAAGGGTTAGACCACGGTGGCCTTGCCGCACTTCAGTCGGAATTCGGTCAGGGTTTGGAAGGTGTTGCCGCGCACGATGCTGGTGCTCCAGTTCACGAAGGCCGCGCTGGCGTAGGTCGTGGTGCCTCCGCCCTCGACCTCCACCTTGAGCAGTGCCGCTGTGCTGAGGGGCAGGATGCTGTCGATCTGCTCGGCATAGTCCGCTGCCGCCACGAAGGTGGCGTGGTCCTTGAAGACGCTGATCGTCTTTTCCCGGCTGACCTGGTCACGCGGGTAGTTGACGATGCTCTCGCCTTCCAGCGGCTCGGCGGTGTCCACTCGGTTGCTGCCGGTGGTCTTCAGCGCTTCCACCAGAAAGTCGCCATAGTCGCACAGCACCAGCGGCGTGCCGGCGGGATCGAAGGTGATCTTCCAGATGGATTTCAGGCGGGACATGAAGAAGGGATCGGTGAACGGTGATCAGAGATCGGATCAGGCGACGATGCCACCAGGGGCGGATGGCGAGAGGTTGCCACCAGCGACAGCCGTAGATCGTCCGGGCGCGGCGGGCAAAAGATCGCCAGCCGCTTCAGTCATTTTGGATTCAGCTTGCAGATTGTTGTCAAACATCAGGGAGAAGGTGCCGGTCGCTGCGGTCGATCCGAGCGGGGTCCATTCCTGGATCTGGTCGGGAGCGGTGTTCGGAAACGTGGAGGAGCCATCCGTGGCGATCCACGTTGCATAGATTTCACCATCGACCCACCATTCCCAATACCACGCATCGACGGTCAGCCAGTGAAGAAAGAGCCAATCGCCGGTCGCGGCGGCGGTCATATTTCCATCAGTGGACCACGCCATCACGCCCATTGATTCCGGAACCGTTGTTCCGGCCTCTACGAGCGTATCTCCCACCATGCCGTATGCCACCAAGGTGCCGCCCGTGACGGTCAAGGGGGGGCCGGTCGCTGCGCCTGAAAGCTGAATCAGCTCGGGGGCCGTGGGGGAAAGATTTCCACCTGCCACCGCACCAGTCAGCCCTGGAGCAGTCGGCGAGAGATTCCCGCCCGCAGCGCTGGAGCTTAGCCCTGGAGCGGTCGGCGAGAGATTCCCGCCCGCTGCCGCGCCACTGCCACCCGGAGCCGTTGGCGCGAGGTTCCCACCCGCCGCAGCGGAGCTGAGCCCCGGAGCGGTGGGTGATAGGTTTCCCCCGGCATTGGAAACGGTGGCAGTGACGGTCGGCATGGCTGTGATGGTTCGAACTTGTCTCTTGGAACTTTACGCCGGCAGATTGTAGGCGTTCAGCGTGGAGAGCGGACGGATCACGCGGCAGATCAGCTTGAATTCCTGCACAGCCTTGGAGATTTCCGGGCTTTCCATCACGCGGATCTGCACCCAGGCATCCATCAGGCTGTGGTCGGTGCCGGTGTGCTTGCGCTCCTGGATCTTCAGCCAGGCGTTCAGCTTCCGGTCGGTCTTCACGAAGGGCGACTGAGCAGTGCCGTGCGTGATCGCTCCGCTGAGACCCATCTGGATCTGGCGGAAGAGGTCCGTGGCACGCTTGGCGGTGATCTCGAATTCATCTCCCACGGTGAATTCGTTCAGTTCCTTGCCCCAGCCGTTGGCGTCCACGATGTCATCGTCAGACGTCTCCTTGATCGGGTTGTGCTTGAAGGTCTGCACCGCGAAAAGCTCCTTCCAGGAAGCAGCATCGGCAGCGGGCTTGGTGGCGGCATCCGAAGTCGAAGAGACTTCAGGATTCAGGTAAACAATGGCTCCTGCGAAGAGGAGTTCAGATCCGGCGAGTTGGGCCATCTTGGTGGTGTGTTAGAGTTGAGAGTTCAGGATTGAGAGGATCAGGCCACTCCGTCGATCCGGACACCCGGAGGAGTGAGGGCTTCGAGGGCTTTGGCCTTGGCTTGCGGAAGGTGCATGACCTTCCCCGCAGCGTGATGGGCTCCGTCGATGAGGATGCCGTTCACGAGCACCGTGCAGACGAGCTGCACGGACGATTCAGGTGCAGTTTCAGCAGGTGCGGCTGCGGTTGTTGTCTTTTTCATGGAGAGTCTTTTGTGGATTCTGGTCTCTGGTTTCTGGCCTCTGGTTAGAACTGCATCTCCCGCTCGAAGGTCATCGAGTAGGCGGTGAAATCGGGGTCTGGCAGTGGGGAGAAGGCGTTGGCGGTGATGCGCTCGAACCAGCCGTATCCGGCGATGTCCACCTGGGCACCGTGCAGGAGGCGCATGATTTCCAGCATTAGGACGAGAGGGGTGCGGGCGTTATTGGCCCGGAGCACGGGGTGGCTGAAAAGCTGGATCTCGAAGTCCACCTTGAACCGTGGCTGATCCAGATCCTTCTCCACGTTCTGACCGCCCCCGGCGATGATCACCACCGAGAGCCCCTTGGCCTTCGCCATGTGGCCTTGGATCATCTTGTCGATCTCCTCGGCGGAGGTTTCCGGAGCGATCACCGTGACGTTCTTGTTCGTCAGTTCTGGCAGCTCGGTGTTGGCGTTGATCAGGATGTTCGCGATCACCACGAGCATGTCGTCCAGTCCGCCAGGATAGCCGGTGGCAGCGCCTTCGATGGGAGTGACGGTGGGCATGGGTCAGGAAAGTCGGGAGTTCCGGATCACGGCGGCGAGCTCGCTGCCGATGCGGTCGTTGAAAAGGTTGTTGGTGCGGATGCCGCGAAGCACGGTGCCGAGAGGGGCACGGGCCGGGATGTCCACTTTGCGGCCATGCGGCTTTACGTTGGCAGTGGTCTTGCCGCCGCGTTGCAGGACGCTCTTGAGCTTGTTGCTGCTGGTCTTCGTCAGCTTGCCCCGGCGGAAGGTCTGGGTGCCGGTCAGCTTCCGGACGTGGCCCTTGACCTGCTGAGTCCCGGTGAAGCCGAACTCATGCACGCCGAAGTAGCGGACATTGGAGCCGAAGCTCACGTTGATCTCGCCGGTGGTAGGATTCAGAGCGGCCAAAGTGGCGCGGATGGATTTCCGCAGGCGTCCGGTCACGACTCCCAGCCGATGCTGGGACACTGGAAACGGACCCTTGCCGGTGAAGGATTCCTTCACCGCGATGCCGACGATCTCCTGCGAGGCCCGATTGATCCCACGAGCACACGCCCTGGCGAAACGGACGTTGCCGTTCTTCATCGCCAGCACCTCGGAGGATGCCTGGTCATTGATGATCACGTCCACGTTCATGAGCCTGCGAACCTCCGGAAGGGTAAGAGGGTTTCAACGACTTCAGGGATCAGCCTCAGATCCGGGAGCTTTGCCTCGGACGCTGTGCGATCCTCCTTCCGCAGCGCGATGGTGCGGAAGATTTCCCGGTGTTCGCACACCGCCTGCACCTGCATGACGAATGCCTGGAGCAGATCGTCCGGCATCGGAGTGGCTCCACTCGGCATCGTCTCGCCATCGTCCAGCCAATAGCCGCCGGTGTAGGTGACGACGACGGATTCCAGTCGCGTGCCGGCACTGCCGTTGATCTCGATCAGGCCGCTCTTTTTCGAGAGCCGCCAGTCTCCAGCGGTCAGGGCCGAGACGCTCCCGTCCGTGTCCTTCACGACGATTCCGGAAACGGTCTCCACCGGGTAGCGGGAAAGCACCCAGGCGAAGGCCAGCGCATCGAACTCCTCGGTCACCGCCGCTGCCCGTTCCAGGCTGCGGGAGGTGTGCCGGTTCATCCTCCCCGCCACGGCTTTCCCGATGGCGGCGATCTGCTCATCGTAGTCCGTGTCATCCTGCATGGCGGCAGGGAGGACTTGGGCCTTCAGGGCAGTCAGGAGGATGAATCCGGCGTCGAGCATGGTGTTTAGAATTTCAGATTTCGGATTTCGGATTTCAGTGCGTCACGATCTCCACCAGTCCGGCGAGCGCGGCGGCACGATCGGCAGTGGTCTCAAAGGTTTCGCCCTTCGCGTAGCCCTCGCCATCCTCGGAAACCCGCTGGCCGATCACGCGGACCGTGACGAGTTCAGGAGTGGTCTCGGTCAGGTCCACGTTGTTGGCAGCAGCCAGTTCAGTGAGCACAGCGATGGTGGCGTTGGCCGCGAAAGTGACGCCCGCAGCGGTCAATCGTTCGGCAATTTTTGCTTTGGTCATGGTCTTGAATTCTTCGTTTAGAATTTCGTGCTTTCTCTGACCCCGGTGATGCCGCCCGCTGGGAAACCCATTAACCAGCGAGCGGCACGGACCGGAGGCAGCAAGCCCCGGAGGTTGGTTAGCTGGCAGGGAGGGTAAAGGTCGCCAGGGCGGAGGCCTTGACACCCACTGCATCAGCGCGGAGGTGACCACGGAACGAGCGCTCCAAGGTGTTCCAGCGGAACTGATCGGAGGCCTCGAAGGTGAACTGCTTGCGCAGGCCGACTGCGAAGGCGCGAGGATCACCGAAGACGGCCACCTTGGCGGAGGTCGTGTTCGTGGAAGGAGCGGCACCCACCATGCTGACCGGGAAGCCGAAGACGTTCATGATGCCACCGGCTGGAGCTTCCATTGCCGTCTGGAAGATCGGGCGACCGTTGGAGTCCTGCACACCCACCGCAGCGGCCAGAAGGGTCGGGTGAATCCACCAACGGGCCGGGCGCTGAAGGACAGCGGCGTCCACGGTGGTGAGGCACTTCAACCAGTCGTCATACTTCGTGGCAGCGATGGTCGTGCGGCCAGTGGTGGCAGTCGCTGCCGTGCCGAAGTTGAAGAGGCCGGTGCAGCCGCCGTTGGTGGCGTCCGCCGTGCCATCGCCACGGAATGCGGCGTAGTCCAGGCGGAGGTTCACCGCTTCGATGAAATCATCGAGCACGTCGGCAACGATGTCGATTTCACCGTCCTCGATCAACTGGAGGGACACGTGAAGCATGACGGCGATGACCTCGGCTTCCAGGGTCACAGTCGTGCCAGCCTTGGCCGTATCGTCCGAGATGGTGCCGCCTTCCGAGAGGATGAAGTTGGCAGTCGGGCGGGCGGTCTTGATCGGCACCTTGGTGTTCTTGGTCCCCACCGGACGGACGCCGAGCGTGCCCCATGAACCGTAGCGGAGCAGGGAGTCGTAGATGTCCGTGCTGAGCTGGTCGTTGATCAGGGTGGAACCAGGAGAAGAATCTTCACCCAGGGCCTTGGCCGCGATCTCGGGCTTGCCGATGGCGCAGCAGATGGAGGCGAAGACCTGCTTGGCCTGCTCCTTGTTCTGGATCGTGCGCTGACCGAGGGTCATGGCGGTGCCGCCATTGGCGAGGCGCTGTTCCAGAGTCATCTGGAGCTGCACCTTCTTGATGAGCAGATCGAGCTGCTTCTGATGATCGGAAAGGCCAGTGAAGTCGTTCTTCACCTTGGTCAGTTCCTCGAAGGCTTTCTTCGTGTCCTTGTCCAGGTTGTCGAAGTTCTTCAGCATGTCCTCCTGAGACGTGCGGACCTTTTCGATGGTGCCGAGCACCTTGCCCTGGAACTCCGCAGCGGAGAGTCCGCCGCCGTTGTCTCCTTCACCGGCTTCACGGCGCTTCGGCGCAGCGAGGGTCAGGAAAGGCATCAAGGCGCAGGTTCCGAGCTGGTCCTTGGCCGGGGCGAAGAAGATGCAGGCGAGGGCGATGATCGCGGCGAAAATGCGGGCGATCCCAACAGTGTGTTTAGTCGATTTCATGAGTAGAGTGTGATGAGTCCAGTCTGTGCAATGTCTCAGCCCGACACGCGGGTGAGGGTTTCCAGGAAGGCTTTTCGCTCCGCCGCCAGACGCTCAGCTTGCTCGGCACCGTCTGGCGTGTTGGCCGGGCTTGCAGGGGCGGGAGAAGGGTCTCCCTTGAAAGTCTTCTGGCGTCCGGTGATCCGGCGCATCTCGCGGGCGATCAGCAGGCGCGTGATCTCCTCGGTGTCGCTCTTCTCCATGACCTTCGAGGCCGCATGGAGGAAGGTCATGTCTTCATCGGCGAAGCCGCAGGCCGCGAGGTCGGCGTCCTTGACGCATCCGTCCTTGTGAGCCTTCGCCAAGGCATTCGGGTTTGCCCCGATGATGCAGGCGGAAAGCTCGATCTGATCCTGCTCCAGGAAGATCCTGCGGACGTTCGGCGCGATGTCGGCGATGCCCATTTCGTTCACGGTCTTCGCCCAGTCCGCATCCCCCTGGCGGATCGAGCGCAGAGGGAAGAATCCCACGCTGACCGCCTTGAGGAATCCGCCGAGGGTCATCTTCCAGCCGAGCTGCGCCAGACTGTTTTCCTGAACGTCCTTCGCCCACTTCACTCGCTCGACGAGCTGCTTGCCGACCACCTTGGCGCTGGTGACGATGCCGAGCTGGTCCTTGATGCTCTCATACTGGTGAGAGTCCACGAACGGCGCGTTCTTGGCGAAGCGGTTGAAGCGCCAGCCTTTCGCACTGATCACTTCGTCGTAGCAGTCCAGCGTTTCATCGCTGGCGATGTAATCGACCAGGCCGTCCGCTTCGGAGATGACGCGGACTTCGGGGTGGATCGTGCGGGTGAGGGTGTCTTTCATGAGTCAGGCGGTCGGGGATTTGCCGAGGTGTGTCTCCAGGCGAAGCAGCGCGGTTTCGAGAGAGGTGATGGAAAGGGAAAGGTGGCGGCTGGCGTGTGTGTGGCGGCCCAGCGTGCGGAGGTGGTCAGTGATGGCATTCCGAAGGATCACGCATTCCTCGATCTCATGGCGCAGGGTCTGGATGTCCCGGTCTGCCTGCTCGCGCAGGAGCTTCGCCTGGTGATTCTCATTCGGGTCTTTGCGCTCCGAGGTCTCCACCGCGAGTTCATGCTCGCGCTGAGTGCGCGTGGCATGGAGTCGTTCATGGAGGCCGGTCGGATTGTGCATCTTCGTTGAAGCTTGGACGTTAGTAAGGCACCGAGGGATCGTTGTTGATGTCGCTGCCATCAGGTCCGGCCACCGCGATTCGGACGCAGTTGCAGTTGATGACCTCGCGTGGTGGTGCCGTGGGATCTCCGGGAAAGTGGAGCTGGAAGCCGCCGACATCGAAGGGCGTGCCCATCTCGCGGATCTGCTTGTCAGCCGCCTGATGGGAGTCGCGGGAGTTGCCCAGGCCAGAGACCAGCCACTGGGTCCACTGCACACCCGCCGCCTTGAAGGTCATGTCCCGTCCGACCTCGTAGGCCACGGTCGTTTCCGTGGTGGCGATGGTCATGGAGCGGCTTTCGTCAATGCCCTTGAAGCTGCTGCGGATTCGCTTCGCCAGCTCGTCCATCGTGTCGCCGTTGTCGATACCGGCTTGGAGTTCGCTGCGGACTTCTTCCCAGACCTTCGTGCCGGCACCAGCGAGCAGGTTCTCGCGCTGTTGCAGTGCGAGCAGCGTCTGCGCGGCGGGCATCGTCAGCGCATCGTCGCGCAGCAGTTCGTCGGTCCAGAGTTCCAGGCCTGCCGCTTCCATCGCGGCGCGGCTGATGTCCCGCATGCCTGGCACGAATTCGGCGAGCCAAGGGGCAAGGTCGAAGATCAGATCCAGCGCTCCAGCCTTCGCTGCGGCACCCATTGGATTGGAGGCCGCGCCGATCTTGGCGAGCGTGCGGTTCCGCGCATCGTTCAGATGACGACGGAAGCGGCTGGCGAACTTCTTTTCCCACGGAGCACGCCGCTGATGGACCTTCTGCCAAGCCTCCGCTGCCCGCGTCTGCACGGGCGGTTCAGCAGTCTTGCAAGCGGCCTGCGGAGCATTCCGGAAAAGCTGGAAAAGTTCCTCCACCGGATCACTGGTGGCAGGCTCCGCCACCGGATCGACTGGGGCCTTGCCTTCGATGGGCGTGAGGTTGAATGGAATCCGGCCCACCTCATCCCCGGCGAAGCGCGGGAGATCCAGACGGAAATACTGACCGGCCACCTGCCAGGGCATGCCACGGTCCACGCCCTTTGTGGCGCTCTCGAAGCGCTCGCGGCGGACCTGCTGCATGGTGCTGTGATCGTCGAAGTCGAACTCCACGAAGATCGTCTTGCCGGAGCCAGTAAAACGAGCGGTCACCACCTCCATCGCATCCGCGATCTTCGCAGCCAGCGGCATGCAGGTTTCCTCGATCAGCTTGAAGCGGTCAGACGCTGAGCCCACCGAGTAGGACGCCACGACATCCGCGAAAGATGGCGGCACGCCGAATGCCAGGAAGATCTCATGGCGATTCTCAAGGCGCTGGGAAACGTAGGCCGCGTCCACCGCCTGGAGGCCCGGCTCCTTGACCTCCACGTCTCCAGAGAGGAAGACCGGCCGGAAGTCACCACGGCGGGAGAGGTCACGCTTCTGCCGGAGCATGGCCGTGATCTGCTCGATCTGCGGATCGGAGGGCTGACCACCCTTGGCGATGACGTAGGGTCCACGGTCGCCGTTGTTGGCCATCAGGTTCTTCGCGAACACGCCGGCGGCGTAGTCGGAGTCTGCCGCGATCTTCGCCGCCTCCCATTCGGAAAGCCCTCGGATCTCGTCATAAGGATTCCACATCTTCAGCTGCTGCACCTGTTCCGGCAGCAGCACGTGAGAGCCCTTTGCCGCGTCGAGGAAGCGCCAACCGACCAAAGATTGATCGCCAGCCAGAATCGGCTGCATGTCCTGCGGACGTGCCAGGATCAGCGGTGACTTGATGCCCCGGCGGTCCAGCCAGGTGTCATCCATGATCCAGAAGCACTCGCCGCGCAGCTTCAGCCAGCCAACCGTCGCCTCCAAAAAGTCGGAACGGTTCAGACGTCCACCGCGATTCACCGCTGGCTTTTCCCAGAACGCTGTTAGAGCCGGGTCTTCGATCACCAGATCTCCTCCTCGGCGGTCCTGCTTGAAGATGAGCGGCACCGAGGAAATCGGATTGGAGATATAGGCGACGGCCCGGTGAACCCACACCGACTGAGCATAGGGACGGCTCAGATCCGCACCGGGTGTTCCGCCATCCACTGGCAGCACATTGAACGACTGCTCCCAGCCCTTCGACTTCGCCCAGGCGAATGCCTTTTTGAGCCAAGGGTTCACTTCCGCACCTCCTTGTTCGTCCGGTTAGATCCAGACCCCGTTGCAAACCCGTTGCAAACGGACGAGGCCGCGTTTTTGGCCGATTCCCGCGTCTTTGTGCGCAAAACAGGCACACCCCCCTTAGAATCGCTCTGAGGGCCACAAATCATCCGGTGGTTGTTAGGCAGGGAAATCATCAGCAAAGGGTGGCGAGATAGTTGGAGGTGGAGGTCTTCGCGGCATGGAGTGCCAGGGCGAGTCCCCAGAAGCGGTCCGCGTGTCCGTTCACGCCGCGATCCGCAGCGAAGCGGACGTTTCCGCTGGCGGTCGTCTCCTTGCGGATGGCACGCAGGTCGGACTTCAGCTTGTCGTCATCGAAAGGGATACGGATCGTGCGATCCTCGAAGGCAGCGCGGACCGGATAGGCGAGCTGTTCCTTGACCGGGCCGGTGAAGGTCACACCCTCGATCTTGTATTTTCCGAAGCGCTCGGTGGCCCGCTCCGCGAACTGCATGCCGAGGCCGGTGGCGTCGATGCAGACCCGCTTGCAGTGCTCGAACCACGGATAGAGAATCGCCTCCTGCTGCGAGAAGGTCAGCCCCTGAAGGTCGATCCGCTTCCGCACCGGGCGCATGCCGGCCATTTTCTCCACCGCCGTGAAGCTGGTAAGGTCGTGGTGGCGTCCGATGTCCAGACCCCCATAGATGCCGTTGCTGTTAGCCTCCGCCTGTTCCAGGGAAATCTCCCACTCTTCACCGGTGGCGAAGGTGCAGGCGTCGATCATGCCGAACTCGATGAACGCGCTGGCATCATCTGCCGGCACACACATGTATTCCTGGAGGAAAGACTCCTCGTCCGGCGCACCCTTCCGGATAAAGTCGAAGTAGGCAGCTTCATCCATGCCCTGCCGCTCGTCATCTTCGGGCAGCTTGGACTGGAGCTTGAAAAGGAATCCCTGATCGAGCGCATCCTGGAGAGTCACCCGGTGCAGGCTCCAGCCCTTCGGATTGCCCTTCTCCTTGATCTCGCGGATCAGTCCGTTGAAGTAGTTTCCGCTGCCGCGATGCGTGCTGAAGATTTCCAGCGAGCCACCCCATGTGATGCCTGGATAGGCGATGGCGTAGAGCTTCCGAGGATCAGGATGCAGGGCAAACTCATCGAGCACACGGTCGCCTCGCTTGCCGGCTTGCGCGTCCGGGTTGGACGACATCGAGTGAATCCGCAGGCCGTTGGCCATGGCCATGACGAAGGCCGTGTTGCCTTTCTCATCAATCGCCTTCTCGCCGAGATCCTGCGCACCGATCTGGAGGATCTTCGCGAAGCTCTTGCAGTCCTCCAGGAACAACCGCGCCTGAATGTCATCGCGGGAGCTGATCCACGCATCGGTCTTCGCCTGGATGGAATCGAGTGCCAGGGACTTCCGCTTCGTGAGTCCGTAGGCCGTGGCCCATGTCCAGCCGATCTGACGAGACTTCTCCGCGATCTTGAGTCGCGAGGAGTCATTCACCCACGCCGCCTGATAGGGCAGCAGGATGGCCTTCTTCGCTGGAATGACCTTTGCGTTTCCCATGTCGGTTAGAGCAGGCCCGCAGCCTCCTCGATCTGCTTGAGGGTTTCCGGCGTGAGTCCGCCGCGTGATTGCGCCGAGCTGGTCAGGGCAAGGAGCTTCGCCTTGGCCTCCGCTGCGGAGTCTTCCAGCAGCTTCAGCTTCCGCGCATTGATCTCCAGCGCCTGCGCCTGGAGCTGGAGCTTCACCAGCTCCACGAAGGCCTTCACATCCCCGCCCTCGATCATCTCCGAGGTGAAGATCATCTGGCCGACCTTGCGCAGGCCTTCCGGCGTCATGTCCGGATCTTTGGCCAGTTGCAGCCGGGCTTGGGAGGCCCGCTCGGCAGCCGCCTCCACACGCTTTTTCTGACGCAACCAGGAGTAAAATTCCGAGAGCGTAGAGAGCGAGACGGTGAAGCCATACCGCAGTGGGATCTCCACGGCGATCTCCTCCAGCGGCAGCTTCGTGCCACCTTCCTCCGGATTGCGGAAGCGCCACAGATCCTCCAGCGCCTCGGCTGGCAGGTTCTTCAGTTTCGCATCGCTGCGGATCTCCTTGTCGTCTGGCATTCACGGGATCGGTTAGAGGGTTTGGAGGGCCACCCGGCCACGCTCGGTGATGGAGTGCTGCTTCAGATCCGGATCGAGGTCGGAGTCCACGCAGACGGTCATCGTGTTCGTTTCCAGCCAGTCCATGGACAGCTTCCACTCGTCATCGGTCGTCGGCGGACGCAGCAGGCTGTCCACCATGGAGCGCAGCGTGTCATCGGGCAGGGCGTAGCCTTGCGCGTGCTTGAGCTGTTCCAGGATCGTGAGGCGCAGGGCCTTGGTGCGGGCGGGGTTCATCGGCGGGAAGGGGGGCGGGTAGTGGCAAGGCCATCCAGGCGGGCATGCACCTCGCGGAGTCCGTGGTTGATCACCTCGGTCATGCGCAGCTCGCGCTCAGAACCGGCTTCGAGGATCTGCCGATACTGCATCGCCTGATCGCGCTGGATCGTGTCCAGGTGCGTCTCGATCCGGGCCACGCGGGCTTCCAGCGAGGTGTGCTGATCGAAGGACACCGGGCGGTCCACCTTTCGGAACGGCACCTCGGGGACTGGAGCTTCCAGCGCGAACCTCTGGGCGGACTTGCCCTTGGCGTGGCCGTAGAATCCGGCAGCCAGCGTGCCGAGGGCTCCGAGCACGGCGAGAATCCAGTTCCCGGAGATCTGAGGGTCTGCCGGCGCGGCCTCCGCCATCATCGGCCACCACCACGGGAGCGCATTGAATGCCATGGAAATCACTGGCCACCTCCTTGCCAACGGTCCGCCGCTTCCAGAGTGGCCACCAGCGACATCATCGCAGGCACGCCGTTCGTGGGCTTCAGCTTCGCCAGGCACTCCCGCAGGTCATGCAGGCGCTGATCCGGCAGCTCCTTGATTGCCTCTCCCAGATCGTGCTCACGGCAGAGCAGATCGAATGTCTCCCAGCCGCTCATGGTTTACCCTCCTCGGTGAAGCGGATGCGGCTGCGGATCTCGGAAAGCTTTCGGGTCCGGGCATAGACGCCATCACCTTCGCGGCCTCCGCTGTCGTTCGTGTTGCCTTCCACGGTCTTCACCGCTCCGGAGAAGTTCGCGTCCGACACGGCAATGCCGATGTGCGAGTGCTTGAAGACGAGGATGTCGCCTCGCTTGATGTCGCCACCGTGCGGAGCCCGCAGGCGGACGCTGGAGTCTTGCTCGCGTGCCCACCGTTCAAAGTCCCAGGCTCCGGGAGTCGTGGGCCGCTTGAAGCTGACCCGGCGATCCTTCACCGCCTGATAGACCGCCCAGCACACAAAGGCCGCACACCAGGCGTAGCCGTCATCCCCTGGCTTCGGTCCGTTCGGGTCGTAGTTGTCGGCATCGAAAAACTCCTGAAGGCGCGGGCCTTTGTTGGCTCCGCCGCTTTCACGCACCCCGACCCGGCTTTCCGCCAGACGTGCCACCGCTTCCGGGATCGTGCATTTACTCGTGTCCATGACTGTCAAATTGCTTCCGGCGTGCCTGCTTGTGTTCCTGGCTCAGTGCCCGATCAGATCGCACCACGCACACCGCCAGCAGCAGGAGAGTGGTGGCCACCAGGGCGATGATCTTCGGGTCCATGCGTTTCGGATTTCAGATTTCGAGCTTCGTGCTTTCTCTTGAAAAGTCGCGGCGTGCGGACTTCACAGGCGCTTGCCACAGGCAGGCCTCGGTCCGCTAAGCGCCGGAGGTTACTTCGCGGCGTAGATCGGGCGGGCCTTCGGTGCCTGGTAGCGGCTGGCCTCGTTCCCGACTGTGAGCGATGCCTTCGCTCCACTGCCGGCATCTCGAAAGGAAAGGGTGCCGGTGATCGGCAGATTCGCCAGGGAAGCGCACGACGGCAGGCTTGTCATGAGCGCTGCCGCCGTGCCCCCCAGCATCATCAAACGCGCCATCCCTGTCGCATCATCAGAAATCAGTGAGACCTTCCCGCTGGTCACGAAGCGCACGATCACGTTCAGCGCTGCCCAGACCGCAACGAATTGCTCCGGGTTCTTATGCACCCACACATCGACCGCCGGAATCAGCAGCGAGAGCAGGGTGATCACCTGGAGCCAGAAGGTCTTGGAAAGGAGGATCGTTTTCGTGTTCATCGGGAGGTGAAGTGGAGTGCTTCGTTGAAGGTGAAACCACCCTCCCACAGCCCCGGAAACCTCCTACCGCACCTGATTCACACGGCACAGCTTCCCTCCTTTTGTGCCACTTTCCGGGCTCCTGAACGCCACTTGCAAGGCCCTTTCAGGCCATGCGCCTGCGGCATTCCTCACGATACTGAAGAACGCTCTCCATATCGAGGATCAACTTCGCGTTGGAGGTCTTCCCATCCTTCCGCTTTGCAATGGCTCCCGGCTTCGATCCCTTCAGGACACCCGCCCGGTAGAGTCGGTAAACCACCGCCACGCTCTCCTTCGGCAGGCCGAGGATCGCCCGCGCCTTCGCCACGCTGCAATCCTTCACCAGCCGCCGCGCCGTCACCGTCGCACGGCCATCGCCTGCGGTCGTGATGTCACTCTCCCACAGCAAGAGAGTCGTCTGGCGGAGGGATGGGTCCGGCTGGCTCATGCCGGAGTGTAGCACGAGGGCTCACCACCTTTTTCCTGACGCCGGGGAAATGGTCAGCGTTCGCCTTTGATCTGCTTGATTTGACGTTCCACGGATTGAATCTGCCGCAGTTGGCTGTCATTCATGAGTCGATCCATTAGGTCCGCGTGATCCTTTAGAATCTGCATCTCTTGTGCCACGCTAGCCCTGATCCCATCCCTCTGATCTTTGGCTTTGATCAACTCGGCATTCAATCGCGTGATCTCTGCTTCTTGCCGGGCTGACATTCTTGCGGATTCCTTTTTTAGCTTCAAGAAAGCCTCCGATTCCTCCGGTTTCTCGCAGCCGAAAAGCATCAGCCCAATCAGCCCCACGACTATTGCACCACATCTTTTCCGGGCGCTCTCTAACAGGAAATTTGATTTCAGCATGAATCCTGTTAGAGCTTTCCGATTCAACCTCGGAAACCGTGGGCACGTCCTTAGATGGCTGGTTCGTTTCATGGAGTCTTCGGCTTCTTAATTGGAGCCGGATAGATCACCGCTTTGCGGGGAAGGTCCGCAGCAGGCGAGTTTTCTTTTGTTTCAGCCGCGATCATTCGTGGCTCCCCCCACGGCGACCGGGCATCTGCCCCATTCAGCTTTGCCTTCCAGTTCAGATCCAGAGCCATGCTGCCGGTGGCCTCGATCTCGGAAAGGAAGGTTTCAGTGAGGTGCCGCACCAGGGCGCTTTTTGTCGTGCCCAGCTTCTTAGCTGCCGCCACGAGCTGCGCATCGGTCGCTTCATCGAAGCGGACGTTGATCTGGGAGTCTTTGGAGCCCTTGGCCATCTGCACCACAATTCGACGAATTTACATTGCTATACAATTTTTTATTGCCTCACGTATATCAACGCTATACAACCCCAACAGTAACGAACGCCATGTCCCGCCCCAAACAATCCCTTGGAGATCCAGTGATGGTCCGCTTTGCATCCGCTTCAAAGGAGGCCCTGCAATCGGTCGCTGAAGCCAACGGTCTTTCGCTTTCCGCGATCATCCGGCTCGCAGTGGAACGCCAGCTTCCAGCACTCCGATCCGGCGGCACCTCCCTGCGCCCGGCTAGGTCTGCCCGCTCCTCCTCCTGATCCTCCATCAGCCCCCTCCACCATCCCCATCCCATGAACTCCGCCGAAACGTCCGCCCTGATCGCCCATTTCGAGGCCCGTGCCGAAAAGGCCCGTAAGGCCGGTGACACCATCGCCTGGCTGTCCTGGTCCTCTGCCGCCGAGCTGCTCTCAGACGCCGCTCACGCCGCCACCCTCCGCAAACTCGACAAGCAAACCAACGCTCGCGTCCGCCGCGTCCAGCGCCAGCTCCAAGGTGCGAAACGCTGATCCCTTCGTCATTCGGAAATTCCTCATTCGTCATTCTCTTCCTCCGCATGGACCACCCCCTCTCAGACCTCCCAGCTACCGTGCGCATCGACCTCACGCTCGCCGTGCTCAGCTCCATGGAGGTTCAGGCCGCAGGCGGATGGTCCATCGCTGATCTCGCCGATCTCTGCGGATGCAGCGAGGCCGCCATCGTGGCCCGCCAGACCGCCGCTCTCCAGAAAGCCCGCGCCCAGGCACAAGCCTGCGGCCTCCTCGACTAAACCCAGCAACCCACCATGAAAGCCGTCTCCTTCTTCACCCCAGAACACGCCGTCGCCCGCTTCCGCGCCGCCCGTGCCGCCGATGCCAACGGCACGCCGCGTGTCCGCATCAAACCAATCGGACCGATCCGACCAATCCCCCTGATCAGACGGATCTCCGCCCTCTTCCAATCCGCAATCCGCAATCCGCAATCTCCACTCCCATGAATCCGCTCGCCACCGTCCTCGCCGCCGCCACCTCGGTCTATGCGCCTCTGCTGGTCGCCTTCGCCGTCATCCACATCCGGAACCGCCGCCGCGACCGCCAGCGCCTCACTCGCCGCCCCATCGGCCCCACCGGCAACCCCGTCCCGGATCTCCACCTCTGATCCATTCGTCATTCGGAAATCCCTCATTCGTCATCCTCCCATGGCCCACATGCACACCATCCGAAAAGGCCCTCCCACAGGCCCAGTGATCAACCTGAACGGCGGTGGGAAGAACCCCCACACCAGCGGCATCAAGGAGGCCCCTCCCGTGGCCGTCGATTGCTCCTTCGCCGATGTCCGCCGTGCCTGCACGCGCTGGCTCCTCAAGAACGATCCCGGCTACCGCCGCCAGCACGACATCGCCATGGAGGCCGTCAGCCGCCGCCGAGATCGCAAGGCAGGGAAGCCCGTCGAAGAAGACGGCACCGCCGAAACCATCAAGCGCTTCCTCTTCTAACCCCCGTCGTCATTCAGAAATCCCTCATTCGTCATTCTCATGAACACCATCCAACCCGCTGAAATCATCGCCCCCGACTGGTCCCGTGCCCGCGCCATCATGGACGGCATCAAGACCGCCGCCCGCCTCTCCATCGCTGGCCAAGTCCTCCTCGGTCACGAGCTTCTGACCCTCAAGTCCGACCTCGGATTCCTCGGCAGGGGAGGCGACCGCCGATCAAACCGCCAAATTGGCGATTTGAATTTCCCGGACCGCACATGGGCCGAATGGGTCAAGCAAGAGCTGGAGATTCCAGACCGCACCGCCGACCGCCTGATCGAGACCTACCAAGCCGCCAAGGCGCGTCTCAACAAGATCGGAGGCGATCAACTGTTGATCACCCTCTTCGATACACGCCCCACGGATCTTACCCCGGAGGACCGGGCCAACCTCGCCACCATCGTGGATCGTCTCGTCTGGGGAGAAACCCAGTCCTCTCTCCTGGAGGAATGGCACATCGTCAAGCGTGCCAAGAACCTTGAAGGCGGAGACACCTCTTCCCACCGCAAGGAGGTCGATCCGGCCACCCCCGCCCAGCAGCTTGCCTTCGCCTTCTTCTCTCCCATCCCCAGCACCCTCGTGAAGCTGGAGAAGACCCTCGGCAACCTTCGCCATCATAGCGACTACCAAGGATTCCTCCACGTCCTGCCACTGACCAGCAGCACGCCCGAGCAGGTCAGCCTCACCAGCCTGGAGGCTACCCTCCAGACCGCCCTCGAAGGCGATCTCGTCAAAGCCCTCGACGACATCCGCGCCGCCAAGTCCGCCCGCATGATGGCGAACCGCTGAGCCCTTCGTCATTCGGAAATTCCTCATTCGTCATTCTCTCCACCCCATGCACCTCGGCACCTCCACTCTCGGCGCTCTGCGCCTGATCGACAGTCACGCGGAATTCGTCCGCCTCCCGGAAACGGTGCAGGCAGACGTGCTCCAGCGACTGGAGTGGATGACCGCCCTGACGAATGCCGGCCACCGCCGGAAGGGAAGCATCGTCACCGCCGCCGCCATGGCCCTGAATGTGGACGAGTCCAGCGTGAACCGCTACCTCGCCCGGTTCCGGAGCCGTGGCTGGCGCGGGCTTGTCGATGGCCGCGCCATGGCAAACGCCGCCAAGGGTCTGCCGGAAGCCTTCAAGGATTTCGTCCGCACCCTCCACCTTCAGAACCAACGCAGCACCACCGGAAGGGAAGTGCATCGCATCGTCTGCGAGCGGGTCAGCAAGTGGCGCAGGACTGGGGACGCGAGTTACGCCATCCCCGGCTACTCCACCCCACCGCCAGCAGGACCGAAGGGGTATCCCGCCGGCTGGTCCGTGGACACCATCGTCCGACTGCGCCCCGAGGCCTACGCCCTCGCCGCCGCCCGCCAGGGAGCGAAGGCCGCTGACTTCTTCCTCCCATCCATTCTCAAGACCCGCGCCTCGGTGGACTTTGGCCGCGTCGTCTTCTTCGATGACCAGGACTACGACAACAAGGTCGTCGCCCCCGGACTCTCCCAGAGGGCTCTCCGCCCGCAGGGATTCAACGCTCTCGAATACCGCAGCGCCTGCTTCATGGACTACTCCATCCGGCTCCGCTGGTGGGACATGGATCAGGGCCAATACAAGACCCTTACCGGAGTGGAGGCCACCTGGTTCATCATCGGCTACCTCCAGAACCACGGATTCCGGAACGATGCCGAGGGCACCACGCTCGTCGTGGAGCACGGCACCATGAACGGCTACGACAACCAGTCGCTCTACACCCCGGACGGGCACCACTCCCTTGCCGATGCCCTCCTCGCAGTGACCGGTGGCAAGGTCCGCACCGAGCGCTCCGGACTCTTCAACAAGCCCGCCTTCGCCGGAATGCTCTTCCGTCCGCAGTCCTCCGGAAATCCGAACTTCAAGGCCCCACTGGAAGGCATCTTCAACCTCGTCCGCAACCGCTTCGCCGCCCTTCCGGGTGCAGTCGGTCGCAATCGCGACATCAAGCCCGCCGAGCAATACGGCCAGGACAAATACGCCGAGCAGATGCTGAAGGTCTGGAGCCGCCTGGATGATCGCCACCGCGAGGTTCTCCAGTTCCCGATCCTCACTGCCTCACAATTCGGCATCGCCGCCATGGCCGTCTATGATGCCATCAACGCCCGCCGCGATCACGACCTGGAAGGCTGGGTGCGCTGCGGGCACGTGGTGCCGCAGTTCCGCTTCACTCCGGATGACCGCAGCCCATGGCTGTCCCAGCACGATCTGCTGGCCCTCCCGGAACAGACCCGTGCCGCCGCCGAGGGCCTCATGACTCTCCCTGGCTACGTCCGCCAGGTGAACCTCGCCCCCATCGAAGTCGCCGACCTCTACCGCCGGGAACTCACCAAGCTCCCGGATCATCTGATCCCACTCCTGATCCCAGTCGCCTGGAGCCACGAGGCCACCGTCGCCAGTGATCGCACCATTTCGATTTCCGACCAGATGATGGGACCGGAGCCCATGCGCTACGTCGCCCGCTTCACGACCTCGGACAGCGCCACCACGCTGGCCACCGGCACGAAGGTCCGCTGCTACCTGAACCCGCACAACCCAGCCAAGCTCTACGTCTGCCGCACCGATGGCTCATGGCTCGGCGTCCTCCACCAGATGGGACGTGCTGGCTTCCTCGATCACGAGGCCATCGTCGGCCAGCTCCAGGAGCGTGCCGAACTGAAGGCCGATCTGGACGCCGCCGTCCGCCCGCACCTGGAAGGTCTCATGCAGGACCGGAAGGCGATGAAGCGCACCAACGATCGCCTCGCCGCCGGTCAGCCAGTCCTTCCGGAAGAGATTGCCGAAGCCCGCCACGAAGCAGGCCTGAAGGGAGTCCGCACCGCCGCTGCAAACCGCCTGCAAGACCGTGGCACCAGCCGTGACTGGGACATCGAAGCCACCTCCGACATCGGCCCGGAGCCGGTCACCGACCCCTTTGCCGGCCTGCCTGAAGAAAGCCCGCTGCCGCCCTCCTTCCACTGATTCTCACCACACCATCCCATGTCAGAAGACAATAACACCCTGAAGCACGTCAACACCGGCGCGAACTACAACATCAGCCCGGATCAGTTCGAGAAAGTCATCGCCGAACTCCCCGAAGAGCAAGCGGACATCCTCCGCTGGTGGTATTTCCACGGAAAGGAAAACAACTACTCCCTTTCACAGCTCGCCACCTCCTGCGGCACCAGCTCGACCACGCTCTCCAGGATCTTCCGTGGCAACTACGGAGCCGAGCTGACCAGCATCTGCGAAAAGCTGACCAAGGCCCGCGAGACGATGGGCCTGCGCGTGGACAATCCGGATTTCATCGAGACGTCCCTTTCTCGGAAGATGTTCGGGATCTTCGACCGCACCCGCGCCCTCTCCACCGTCTCCCTGATGTGGGGCGACATGGGCGGAGGAAAGACCACCTGCTCGGAAGAGTATCGGAGGCAGAACAATCATGGCCGCACCTGCTACGTCCGCTGCGGTTCCCGCATGACCTTCGCGCAGTTCGTGGTCCATGTCGCCAAGGCCATCGGAGTCACCACGAAGAACCGAGGCCAGGCCGAAGTCCGCTACAAGATCCAGTCCCTGCTCCGTGCCGGTCAACGCCTGCTCATCATTGACGAGCTGCACCTGCTCTTCATCGCCACCCGTGGCAACACCGCCGTGGACATCTGCGAATTCCTCCGCGAGTGCTACGACGTCAGCGGCTGCGGCATGGTGCTGATCGGCACCAAGGTGCTAAAGAAGGAGTTCCTTTCCGGCGTCCACAAGGAAGCCCTCGCGCAGCTTCTGGATCGCGGCACCATCCAAGTGGATCTTCCATCCAAGCCCACCGCTGCTGATGCCAGGGCTTTCGTAAAACGCTACGGCCTCCCACCTCTTGACGAGTCCGAGCCCGAAGCCTGCACGATCATCGCCGACCTCCTAAAAACCTCCGGCCTGCGCAAGCTGACTCTCCATCTCCGCGATGGTGCCGCCTACGCCCTCGCACGGAGACAGCCCTTCGCCTGGTCCCACTTTGTCCAGGCATTCGACGACATCCAGTCCCTCACCAAGTGATCCCATGGACCCACTCGAACTAACCTCCATCTGGCACGAAGTGAACCTCGCCGGCGGATGCCTCGCCGATGCCGTCAAAAAGCAACGCGGCCCGGTGTTCCCCATTCGCGATGACCTCGCCGAGGCCCTCGTTCGCCTGGAGAAATCCCGCCTCCGCATCCGCCAGCTCCTCGCTAATCGCGATCTCCAATAGCTCCCATCCCTCACGTCATCCATCCCATGACACCCGAACACATCATCGACGCCGTCGCCCGCGTCACCAGCGTCAAAGCATCCGCTATCTGCGGTGACCGGCGCACCACTTCTGCTGTCTATGCACGCACGCTGGCCATGGGACTGCTGCGTGAGAGCTTCCCGGATTGGAGCAATCAGGACTTGGCCCTCACGCTCGGTCTGATCCACCCGTCCAGCGCTGCATGCTGCTTCAAGCGCATCGAAAAGTGGAAAGGGAAAGACTCATTCCGAGCCCACTGGCGTGCCGCCGTCCGCATCCTCTGCGGTCCTCCTGCAACCGTGTGATCTCTCGTCATTCGGAAATTTCTCATTCGTCATTCATCCCATGATCCCCGACCTCATCACCGCCGACGAGCTGGCCCGCATCGAAGCCAAGGCAGACTCCCTGATTTCCACCGCACGCGGCACCATCGCCCTCGATCCTGAAGACACCACCATCGCGGTCTTCATCCGCACGATCCAGATGCTCGAAGAACTCCACGCCACCCACGACGTGACGGCTGATCGCCTCCGGGCCACAGGTGCCGTCGCCCCTGCCGCGCACCACGTAAAGCTCGCGAACTACGCCCGCCAGATCCGCGCCGAGCGCCTGCTCATGCTCGAATTCCTCCTCTGATCCCAACCATCCCACCACCATGGCCACCACCACCAAAGACCCCGTCCTCCAGGAACGTGCCCGCCTCGTTCGCCTGGTTGAATCGAACCTGAAAGTGTCCTTCCTGGACGCGCAGGAACTCCGCTTCCGTGGCTCGCTGCTCCGCAAGGCAGCCGCCGAACTCCCAGGCATGAACGGCACCCAGGTGACCCGGCTCTACGAAGCCGCCTGCGACGTGAAGTTCCCCAGTGATGAAGTCACCACCTTCCGCGCCACCCTCCAACGCCGCATCGGCACCGACCTGAACCTCAAGGAATTCAAGGCATGATCACGACCGCAATCAACTGGATCTCGGTCGCTGACCAGCTGCCCGACGACGACATGACCGTCCTGGTCGCCGACGTGGAAAACGACGTCTGGATGGGCTTTCACGACGGGGATTCCGGCTGGCGATATGCCAACGCCACCCTCGTCGGCGATCCAGTCACCCACTGGGCCGAGCTGCCCGATGGTCCGAACGATCAAAGGAATGGCGCGGCTGATAGCGGCCCACCCCAACAATAAAGCTTATAGCCGTCGCCATCTCCGACTTGTTCGTGGGCGGCTGACTGGCACGAAAGACGCCCAAACCATGATAACAATCTCGGAATCCTACATGTTCCTAAGCTGCGGAAAGTGCGGGCACGAAGCCGACTTCTTCGACTTCTGCCACACGCCGATCACCGGCGATCTGCCAAGCGGAACCCACCAATGTCCAAAGTGCCGCAAGGCATGGCGCATGGAGGTGATCGAGCCTGGCCGGTGGGTCGGCTCCGACTACTACATCCCGCCAACCCGCCGCGCCGTCTCAATTCCAACAATCCTATGAAAACAATCGAAGAACTATCCGCCCGCTTGGTGGCGTGCATGAATATCCAAAACGCGAAAAACGAAGGCACCGACGAGTGCGCGGCGTGGATCGCTCAAGATCGGGAGTCGGCTCTCAAAACCGCGCTCAACCAAGTGACCAGTGGAATCGGAATCATGGTGATTGCCGGTGTCGATCCGGTGGAAGTGCTGAACCGCTGGATGGATGCCGTGGAGCGCCACAATTCAAGTCCCACGAACGCCACAAGTGAGGCAGCCCCACCCGAACCACGATAAAACTTTATGACATCACCCGACATCGAATATCCAGAAACGCCCGCCGAAGCTCTCAGCTTGGTGGGGATTGCCTCCACTGACTTGTTAGCCTCTTTCTATTCGGACGAGCTGGCGACGGTGTATCTAGGGGAAGCCTGCGCCGTGCTGCGCCAACTCCCATCCGCAAGCGTGGACGTGGTCATCACCGATCCGCCATACTCAAGCGGCGGGATGATGCGCGGCGATAGAGCGGGAGCGGACTGCCGCTCCAAGTATCAGCAAAGCCAGACGGAAAAGGTCTACGACGAGTTCAGCGGCGACAACCGCGACCAGCGGAGCTTCATCGTGTGGTGCTCAATCTGGATGGACGAACTTCGCCGCGTGACAAAGCCCGGCGCGGTCATCGGATGCTTCACGGACTGGCGGCAAATGCCTGCCATGACGGACGCGCTGCAAGTGGCGGGGCTGGTGTGGCGCGGCGTGGTGCCATGGGTGAAGCCATCCTATCGCCCGTGCAAAGGTCGCTGGGCAAGCCAGTGCGAATATCTGGTGTGGGCAACGAATGGCCCGCGTGCGCTGGATGGCCCGTGCTTCCCTGGCTCCTTCAGATACTCGGTGGCGAGCGACAAGCGCCACATGACGGAAAAGCCCGTCGACCTCATGCACGAACTCTGCCGGATCGCCTATGAACCGGACGCCGTAATCCTCGACCCATTCATGGGGAGCGGAACCACCCTCAAGGCCGCGAAACAGCACGGGAAACGCTGCATCGGAATCGAACTCACGCGCTCGATCTGCGAGACGGCGTGCGAACGTCTCCGCGAGCCAGTGCAGCACGACCTCTTAGGCTAACGCTAGGCTATGCGGCGAGGATGGCGCATGATAGACTACCGATATGAAAAAAGACATCGCGCGCCATCCTCGTTCGCATCAGCCTCTTGTTGGGCTTCTTCCGTATTACGCGGATGACCACGTGACTCTCTACAACGCCGACGCTGAAAAGATCGGAAACCACATCGGGTTCTTCGACCTCCTGCTAACTGATCCTCCCTACGGAATCAACGCCGACAAAGCCGCTGCGAAGAACAAGGGGAAGTGGGGGTGGAAAGACTACGGGATGACCGAGTGGGACAAGCAACCGCCCGCAAGATGGGTGCTCGAAATGCTGATCGCGCAAACCCGCTGGCAGATCATCTGGGGCGGCAACTACTTCGGCGCGTGCCTGCCTCCAAGCATGGGCTGGCTTGTCTGGAATAAAGGCCAGCGCAACTTCTCGCTCGCCGACGGCGAGCTGGCATGGACGAGCTTCAACCGCGCCCTGCGGATCTGCGACGTGAGCCGCGCCAAGGCGATGCGCGACGGCAAGGTGCATCCCACGCAAAAGAGCCTCGAAGTGATGCTCTGGTCTATCGCCTACGCGCAAAAGGGAAGCAAGGGGCGCGTCGCCACGATCTTCGATCCCTACGCCGGAAGCGGCACCAGTCTCGTCGCCGCAAAGCAGATGGGACTCCGCGCCATCGGCATCGAACGCTCGCCTGAATACTGCGCCCTCGCCGCCGAGCGACTGCGCCAATGTCTGCCCAACAGTGAATTAAACCCCTGAAAAGTGCCCATAATCAATTCCCCCCATGAAGACCGTCGAAGAAGTCCTTGTCGCATTTGAGACCGCCGACTTGAAGGCGGGTCTGGCACGGAACACGCGCAAGACCTATGCCCCAATCATTGCCGAGTTCGTGGCCATGCTGAAGGCCGGAAAGATCTCAGGAGTGCAAGGTTATCAGGACCACCTTTCCACAGTTAAAAAACTGTCATCGAACAGCGTCTGGCATGCGCTGAATCCACTGAAATTCCTTTACGAGAAAGTACTCGGGAAAGAGTTCGGCCAGTTCGATCTTCCGATCCGGAATCGCTGTAAGCCGATGCGCTCGGTCCTCTCAATGTCCGATGTCATCAGCATGCTTCAGATCATGCCTCGTCTGCCCCGTTTACAAGCCGGATTATTGGCCGGAGCTGGCCTTAGAATTGAGAGCGACATGCTCACTCTGCGGATGAAGGACATTCACCTCGCAGACCGTGTGATCACGATCTACGAGGCCAAGGGAAACAAGTCGCGAGCTGTCAAAATTCCCGAGTTCTTGGTCGCTGACTTAGACCTTCAAATCAATGCCTGCCGTCGCCAGTGGGAACTGGATCGAACCAATGGGATTATCTGCCCTCACCCGCAGGAATCACTCATGCGGAAACTCGGAAAACGCACCTTTGGAAGTCTCCCCTGGTATTGGCTTTTCCCATCGCAAAAAGTCCATGGTGACGAGCGATGGTTCGCCTCCGACAAGAAGCTCGTTTCGGCGCTTCGGGAAGCTGCTCGGACGCTCAATATCACCCAGCGAGTCAATCCACACGCCCTCCGCCATTCGTTCGCCACCGGCCTGCTCCGTGATGGCGTCGATGTCCGGGTCATTCAGGAGCAAATGGGCCACACCAGCTTGCAGACGACAGAGATCTATCTCCACACCGCAGGCCTCAAAACCGTGGCCAGCCCCCTGGACACAGCAGCAGCGAAAATCACTCAGTTTCCAAAATCCGCCTGACCATGACACCCAACCAAAAAGGCCGCTACTGGAGGGACTGGGCACGGGTCCGCAAGATCCTCACCGATATGGGGGAATTCTCCGCCAAGGAAGCTGACGAGCAGCGCCACCAGATCCACCTGGAAGCCCTCGGCGTGAACAAGTCCTCCAAGGACTTCACGGCCCGCGATCTGGACAAGATCTTCGCCGCTTTCGAGGCCTATCTCGTCTTGGAAAATGGCCCCCGAAAAGGCCCCGCCGAGAACCAGCCGGTGAAGCGGCTGATCTACTCCATCGAAGCCCTCGGCCTGCCCGAGCCCTACATCCAAAGCATCGCCCGCGACAAGGAAGGCACCAGCGACTGGAAGGCTCTTCCGGAGGCTAATCTCCGCCGCCTCTGCATCACCCTTCACGCCCGCGCCAGGGCACGGAAAGCCACCTCCTGATGCAGCTCGAACTTTCATTCCGTGCCCCAGAGCAGCCAGATCTGGAAGAGGTCGCCAAGCTCGCAGTCTGGCTCTACCAGACCGGCGACGAGTGGGTGACCGCCCGACGCATAACCGCCGCCCTGGAACTCACCGACCGCCAGATCCGCCACCTCGCCGCCGCGTCAGGTGGCGTGATTGTTTCCGGCCCTGGCTGCCCCGGCTACAAGCACGTGCGCCACTGTGATCCGGACGAGCTGCGTACCGTCGCATCCCGCCTGGAACACCAGGCGAAGCTCATGGGCGAGCGTGCAGCTGCCATCCGCCGGCAGTTCCATCAAGCGGTGACGCGATGACTGACAGCGTCATTTTTCAGCCCTTCTGAAGGGCCTCTGCACTGCCGTTGCAGCCGCGATTCCAAGTGGCTGCGGGTGCCTCTCAAATTTCTCAGTTGTCTGCGGTTCCGCCCTTTTCCCGGACCGTCTTTCTCAGAAGCCCTCCGGATCACCGGATCTCTGAATCCTTGATTTCGGGCTGTTTCGGCCTGCTACGGGTTCCTTCGGGATTTCTCAGTTGCCCTGCCTGCTTGCGGCGTCAGCCCTTGGACTGCGTGCAGCCTGC